GGAGAGAGGGAGCAGGTTCCACATGGATTGGCCGAGGGAATGTCCGACAGAAAACTCAGTCAGGTAGCTGACAAGCTTGTCCGGGATGGTACTGTCGTCTATGGCCATGGCGAGTTTCGTGAAAAGGGCGAGGGGTGAGCGGCAAGCTCCGGAAGGGCCGACGAAGTAGCCGCAGAAGAGGGCATACTTGTCTATCTCAATCTTGAAGCGAAGGGAAAGGAGAGGCTGGATGGAGGGCCAGGCTTGGTTGAGGGGGGGAATGGAGTCAATGAGGGAATCGTCGCCGCTGACCATGACGGCTTCGGAGGTGATGTTGTATTGGGTGAAGAGGACGGCGAGGTTGTAATCAGTGTTGTCGTCGTAGGTTCCAGGTTCTCCTGTGAGGCGCATGCAGGTGAGGGGTCCGAACTGGGTGTCAACGTTGGTTTTCAGATGGACATGGAGGTCAATAAGGGCTTGAGGAATTGAGAGGCGGTGCATTTTGAGGCGTTCGAGCACAACGGCCTCTCCATGTTGGGACTGGTCGAAAGCGGTGTAGTCATTGGCGAGGTGGGGTTGATCTGTGAGATGGTCTTGGCACCATTGCGAAAGCTCGAAGGGGGTGTGCCCAGCGTGGACGTAAATGTTGGAGGGGCGGTCTTGGTTGTCGAAGATGCGTTGATATTTTTTAACTGGCCCCAAGAGGAGAATGACGGCGTCGTGCATGAGGGCGAGGGTCTGGCAAGCTTTCCAATTCCCAAAGATAGAGTTGTCGTTTGTCTTGTGTTGGGTCTTGGAGAAGATGCGAACAGCTGACCAGCGCCAGTCTGGGTCTGAGCGATTTGCGTTTGCCATAATGACAGATTGGGTCTTGGAAGACAGCTGGCAGAACTCGTTGGCGTTGATACATTCGATGAAGAGAGCCTCGTCGAAGGGAATTTCTGAAAGAGGGGATCGATGATAGGCTCGGCAGAGAGACTGGAAAAGGACGGCCCCGAGAATTTCGTCTTTTGGGGAGATGGAGTACGGGGCGGGAGAAGGTCGAAAGCGGAGACGCTTAGGAATGGATGCAGG